ATGCAGTTAACGGGTGCTGCTGAAGGTTCGGGAACGGCTCGTGCGGATGGTTCTAAGTATTCCGTTACTTTGACGTCTGAAGAGGAGTATTTATCCTATGAAGTTCTTGAGTCTGCTGTAAATTTAGTTATCTAAATTCCTGTTTCTCCATAATAAATTAGCATCCTTCGGGGTGCTTTTTTTTTAAACAAAAAGACGAACTAAATTAATATAGTTGTGATATACATAAATAAAGACGAAGTAAATAATATAGTTTTAACGCTAACTGAAGTAAGCACGTTAACGAATCCTTATTATTTGTTCGTGTTTCAGAACGAAATGAATCCCGAAAGCGCACCTATTTTATTCACTTCTACCGACATATCAACATACCCTGAAAGGTTTAATCAGTTCTTGTTAGATGAACCCGTAGATGTTGAATTGAGCAAAGGTCAATATTCTTATTCAGTTTATGAATCACTTATCCCACCTATAACAATCGAAGATACTACGGGCGAAGTAATCGAAGAAGGTCGAATGGTTGTTTCGGGTGCAATTGTAAATTCAATATACGATTAAATTATGGCTTGGTACGATATATTTAGACAAAGTGAAAAACAAAATATTGAAGTCGTGGAAGGCTATCAAAGTTTTAGCACACCTTTTTATAAAGTGGGCGGTGCAAATCTTGCATTACCTTATGTAAATGGACGCTATCAAGTTGCAGGTTACATTCCATTCGGACAAGATAACCTTTACCCGGAAACATTAAATCAAATGTACTACTCATCACCATTACACGGAGCGATAGTAGATTACAAAGTGAATGCAGTTATCGGTGGTGGATTTACGATTCAAACGGAAAAACTAACTAACGAAGAAAAATTAGAGTTATACGCATTTGAGAAAAAGATAAAACTAAAAAAGGTTGCAGCGATTGTTACGAAGCAGTTAGTAATTCATAATAGAGTTTACTTTAAATTATGCTTTTCAGAACGTGGAAAACTTACAAAAGTAGAAAACCTATCGCCCGAGAAATTAAGACGTTCTAAAGACGGGAAAACCTACTTTATATGCGAAGATTGGGCTTCAAGAATAGATGTTTTTGAAATTACACCATATCACCCGTTAAGTAATGAATACGAACAGCTTTATATTTATGAATTACCTTGCATCGGTCAAGATTACTACCCATTACCGCAGTATTCTTCAGCGTTAAACTTTGCTTTTTTAAGTGGTGAATTAAGTTATTTAGCGAAATCAAACATTCAGAACGCTGTATTCCCTTCATTTGCTATGATGTTCCCTAAGCGTCCGCAAAGCGAAGAAGAAAAGAATGTATTAAGACGAACCATTGACAAGTTGAAAGGTGCTGAAAACGCAGGAAAAGCAGTTGCATTCTTTGCTAACTCACCCGAGCAGATGCCTAAGATTGAAAGTTTACCGACTAATTCAAACGATAAGCTATTTCAAGAAGCATCAGCTTTAAACACGGAACAAATTTGTTTTGCTCACACGATTGACCCTATTTTAATGGGTGTTAGAACTACGGGTGCATTAGGTTCGGGAAGCGACATTAAACAAGCGTATGTAATCTTCGAAAAGAACGTTGTTAAACCTTTGCGTGAGATTGTCCAAGATATATTCAACGAATTATTGCATATTGCTAAAGTAAAAGGCGAATTAGTTATTAATAACTTTCAAATCATTAACGAAACGATAGTAGAAGTTGACGAAGATGCTTCGGCTTTAGCAACACGATTAAGTTCTTTGAATCCCGAGTTACTTGCAAAAGTTTTAGAAAATATGACAGCGGATGAAATACGTTCTTTAGCATCGTTAAAACCTATTGTTAAACCTGAAACACCAACAGCGTAATGCTTTACTTTATAACCGAAAATTACTTAAAGACGAACACACCTATAACAGCTAACGTAGATGTAACTGATGTAACTCCATATATTGCTACACAAGCACAATTACGCATAATGCCAATTTTAGGAACTACGTTCTTTAATTATATGCTGAACGTGTATAACACACAAACAGCTAATCCCGATGAAGAAACACTAATTAAATTTATTCAACCGATTGTTGCTTGGCGAAGTGCTGAAGATGCTGTATTCGGTTTAACATATCAACTTAAAAACAAAGGTCTTCAAACACAAAACGGGGATTTTTCAAGTTCAGTAAGTCAACGTGAAGTAGCTTTCGGAATGGAACACTACGCACAAAAGGCAGCGTTCTTCGAACAACGATTAATTAAATGGTTAATCAAAAACAAAAATCTTTTTCCTGAATTCATATCGGAAACTAATCGTGACACGGATTTAAGACCAATGATTGAATGTCACGGGTGTTCGGGGTGCTGTCACGGAACTTGCAATTATGAAAATGGAAACGGATATAATAACCAAATACTTATATTATGAGTTTAATTGAACAATGGGCGAATAATGTAGGAGCGGTTCGAATAACGAATGGTTCTTGGATGGATGCAATAGCACGAGCATACGATGTTATTCAAGTAAACGATAATATTTTATTAGATATCGCAATTAAATTAAGAGCTTCAGATACAAACGGTAATCTTTATCAGTCTATTGCTTTTAAACTTGCAAATAATCAGAGAATTGAACCATTAAACGGAAGTTGGTTAGAACGTATTGTAGAATTAACAAGTCAAAGATAAAATGATTGATATTAGCAAAGTTTTAGAAATAATCAAAAAGCAGGGAGCAACGGGAGTTTTAGCGATGTGGTTATGGTATACTCATTCAGATGTTCAAGATTTAAAACATCGTTTATATGATTGTTATGGGAAAAATAATAACACGGCTTCAAAGCCAATTAATGACACTACTAATTTTGCTGTGGTACCGAAAGACGAATTAATAGAACTCGAATGAATTACGATTGGTTAAAACAAGAAAAAGCACCCCGTGTTTTAGTTCAGGCAGTTAAACAACTTGGAGTAACTGAAATAGTAGGCAAAGAACACAACCCCGTTATATTAGGTTGGGCGCGTGAACTTAAATTAGCAAGCGTTTACAATTCAGACGAGATTCCGTGGTGTGGTTTGTTTATAGCTTATTGCTGTAAAATGGCAGGGTTAGACGTAGTAGATAAACCATTATGGGCTTTATCGTGGAGTAATTGGGGTAATCCTGTAAGCGAACCAATGTTAGGCGATTTACTAACATTTAGAAGAAACGGTGGCGGTCACGTTGGAATATATGTAGGTGAAGACGTGACACATTTTCACGTTTTGGGTGGCAATCAAGGTAATGCAGTTAGTGTTTCAAGAATTGCAAAGAGCAGATTATTTAAAGCAAGGCGAACCGCTTGGAAGGTTGCACAACCGGTTAACGTAAGAAAAGTGCATTTAGCACCTAAAGGAGTAATAACAACAAACGAACAATAAAATGGCAAAGAAAAAAAAGGTAGATGTAGAAATTCAGGTGAATGACGCATCATTAGAAATCAAGAGAGATGAAACAATTAACGAAGTAAAGTTAGATACTAAAAATTTAGACATCGAAGTTACAAAAACGGATGACCAAGTCAAGGTGAAAGTTGATGCAGAGAAACCGATTTTGAATTTGGTAGGAAAAATTTTAGGTAGATACATTACTAAACGATTAAAATAGTATATTTGTACCATTCTTCATAATTGAATAGGTTAATTGTTAACGAGAACCCTTACTTCGGTAGGGGTTTTTTAGTTTATAGAAAAAAATATCTGAAAAAAAACTTGCTATATTAAAAAGAATAACTATCTTTGTTGAAACAATTAAATAAAACATTATGAAAAAACACTTTTACGACTTGTTAGACCAAGTCACCCCCGCCAATGAAGAACATAAAGAGTTTTTAAGGGTCATTTCCTTCGGTTTAACGCTGTTTATCGGCACGTTTGGTGCATTGCTATCACTTTTTATTTTAATACGATGAGAAAGCCTAAAAAAGCAAATCCGACTTTGATTGAAATTATTGATTATTGGTTGGAGCAAAAGAAGAACAACACGGGAAGGATGGACATTCAACATTATATGAAGGTTTGTCACGCAAAAGCACGAACGTTAAGATGGAATGAGAACGATAAAACTTGGAGTTATGTGGGTAAAAAATAGGGATGGTTATACTTTGTTGCTAAGTAATGACCCTTGCGAAGTATTTTATTATTTTAATGTAAAAGAAATGCATGGGTTAAACATAACGGATTGTAGGTTGCACCAAAACACGAAACAAAGTTCTTACATTGCCGGGTGGTGTAATTTCATTCCTAAACAAAATAATGAGTATGGCGAAACCGATAAGCGATTCGTGTTTATCAATCTTTCTCGATGCACGGATGAAGTTAAAACAACGGGGTTAATTATGCACGAACTTTGTCATCAGTCGTTATTTAGGTTTAATTACGATCTTGAAAAGGAAGAAGAAATAATCACTTGGGCAGAAAATGAAACCTACGAAATTTATCAATACGTAAATACATTAATATGAAATACAGGTGGATTAGAAAAATAACTCAAACGTATAAAAATAGAACTTATTTAAGTTATGCAGTAAGTATTAACGACAAGCATCTTTATAGTTCATCCGTGTTAGAGTATTGCGAAGAATACGTTGTGAAGTACGCACAAAAACACGGAATCAAAGAAGAAGATATATTAAGAACCGGAAAACATAAAAGAATAAAATGAAAACAGCAGTAGAATGGTTAGTTGAACATTTAAATTTAGATGAGACCTCACCTAATTATAATGAATTGATTATAAACAAAGCCAAAGAAATCGAAAAAGAGCAGATAAAATTTTTCTTTAAAAAAGGACATTTATATTCAGGTTGTCCGTATGGATTAGAAGAATGTTATAACAAAACCTTTAAATCAGAATAGAATGAAAGCTAAAGAAGTTACAGTGGTGTTCGAATGGACAAACGAAGCAGTTTTGTTAGAACAAATAGAAAGGTTAAAAGAATTACTTTTACAAGGTAAAGAATATCACGAAGATGTTTATAACAAAATGAGTCTTCAGTTTATGCAGAAATACGAACGCACACGAAGTTTTAAAGTAATTAACCATAATGAAGTAATAGTAAAATCTAAAGTATGAAAACACAATTAGAAATTGAAAAGCTATGAGAAATTACTTAGGGTGCTTATTTTATTTTTTTGTAGGTGGTTTGTTTTGGTACATTGTTATTCACTTTCTAATTAAGTTTTGGTAATGAAAAGAATGTTAATTTACAATGCAAAGCAAAAGATTGACTACCGAAAGTTAAGGCGGTGGAAGGTTCGTGTTAATGTATCGAATAATTTTT